CAATACAACATGAACCGCATACTGATTGGCAAGAAATTCATAAAACAGGTATACTATATCTAAACAACTCCGACGGCGATACTATAATATATAACGAAAAATACGATTTAACTTCAGGAGTTAATTCAAAAGATTATAAAGATAAAATAGATTTAACAGTTAATACTACTAGCACTCCAGAAGAAAATAAACTAATTATTTTTGATGGTTTAACATATCATGCAAGTACAACGCCAACTACTACTCCGAGGAGAGTAGCAATAAACTTTAACTATAGGTAAATTATGTTTTTTAAAAAGAAAAAACCAAAAATAGAATTTTTTAGTAAAGTGCCTGGATTAGCAGACATATATCCTATTATTCCTGCTAGTAAATTTTCACCAAGATGGATGAAAGCATGTAAAGACGATTACATTAGACGAAAAAATTATAAGGTTCCTAGTCATTTACAACAGTGTCCAGGAATTTTTGATTTATATAAACACGGATTTATAATTCCTTTGTGGCACGATACAGTTATAAAAACACAAGGCGAAAACGAAGCGTTTGGTTATGTGCATCCAAGCGAAGTTTTAGCGACTATGAGAGACGGAGATCCTGTAGGCACTCATCCATATGATATTACAAAATTTTTACCAAAGCGTCCGTATAGTATTGCACCTATAGTAAAATTTAACACTCCTTGGAATGTTATTGCCCCAAAAGGTATGAAATTTTTAATGACAGCAGTAGCGTATTCAGATACCTACGAATTTGATGCAGCGACCGGTATACTAGACCCAAGCATAAGTACAGAGCTTAATGTTCAAGGATACTGGAATAAAAAACACGGAGAAACTGAACTTAAAGCAGGACACGCCCTTGCACACTTAATTCCGTTAACTGAAGAATCGTATGATTACGAAGTTAGAGATGCAACTAAACATGATTTAGAATGGTTTGAAAAACGAACATATTATCAAATTCACGGATTTAAAGTAAACAAAGCATTATTAAAAAATATGTACAACAAACATTTTAGGAGGAACTAATGCCATTACAAGAAACTAACACTGATGATTTTGTAACTTATTCTCAGACTATTCGAGAAGCAAAAGACGATTACACTGCTCGAAAAGTTCAAAAAGATAGGCATAAGCATATACATTGGTTAAACACTGTAGCAGGAGAACGCGAAGTTATAATAGAATACACTAACCAAGAAAATGAAATGGTTCGTAAAGTGGCAACGAGAATTGGCTTCGAAAATTACGAATGGGAAGATACCCCTTTAACAGCTGAAGTAGTTAACGGCGAAGAAGTTTTAGAAGATCAGTATGTAAGGTTAATTTCTATGCCTGATAGAAATCCATTTGTAATTCATGTAGACAATATTTTATCTTGGACACTAAGCAGAGATAAACATTTAGACGAACTAGATAAAAAGTATAAAGCAACAATGTATGTTTAATTTTTTTAAAAAAACACCTAAGTTGGAATTTGTTAGTTTGCTTCCGGAAATAACACAACTTATGCCTATAGAACCAGCTACAAATATTAAATTTGAGTGGGTTAAAAAGGCAGTACAAGACTATAAAGACATTAGGCAACGATCAGATAACATAACTCAAAGATTTAGTCATATCACAAGATGTCCGGGAATTAATCAAATTCAAAAAACTGGATGGATACAGAAGTCTTGGCAAGATATTGCTATTAAAACAAACGGCGACGGTAACAGTTTTAGTTGGACAACTCCAGTTGATCAAAGTAGAGTCGATGCCGATCATACTTGGATTTGGCCTTATGTTAATCAGCATCCAGAAGAACTTTATGCTAAGTTTAATCCAGATTCAAAACATCTAAGTACAGTTATTAAAATACAATCACCTTGGGTAGCATACATTCCTAAAGGATATTACTTAATGAGTATGCCTATACCATATCCTGATAATAAAAATTTTACTGCAAGTATAGGATTTTTAGATCCAGATTTTGGTCCTAATTTTTTAAATGTTCAAGTATTTTGGCATTCGTTAAACGATGAAATTATAATACCTGCAGGTACTCCGCTATGCCAATATATACTTGTAAAAAAACACGAAGTAAATGCTATAGTAAGAGAGTACAATAAAAACGATATAGATAACTTAAGATTACGTGCCGCAACAATTGACAATAAATGGATATCAAATGCATCTAAATTGAAAACATATAAATGGAAGTAAATACTATATGCAAAGATACTACGATATGTTAAATATAAATGTAAACACTCCACAAGCTGAAGTAAAGCGAAAGTTTAGGAAATTGTCAATGCAACACCATCCTGATCGTGGTGGAGATTCAAAAGTATTTAATGAGCTACTTGAAGCGTATCGTTTTATATCTAATGTAAACAAAAATACAAGTAGTATAAATGAAAATAATAAATCAGCAGACGAATTTTTTAAGGCAATGTTTGGTAGCAAATACGGCCCTTATAGTAGGAGAAACTAATGGCATTTGTAAGAGTTGAAATATGTCCTTACGCAAATAGAACAGATAAAGTTGGTAATATGGCTCACCAACATTTTTTAGAATGGCAACGTAGATATCCTCATATTGCCGCATTTAGAGTAAAAATAAGTCATGATAAAGACCAAATAAACTTTACTGACGAAAGAGCATTTGAAGATTGGGCAGCTACCTGGAAGCATTACTACAGAAGGATATTCTAAATTCGCGGATAAATACATACAGTAACGAGGAAATAGAATGTCATCAAATTCAGCACCAGTAGTAGATAGAATTCGGATCATACCAAGACCAGACGATTTTCTTGACAGAAACGTTGGTGCAAGTGGTGAAGTTTTTTACGATAAACAAGCAAATACACTTAGAGTTTACAGCGGCAAGTTAGCCGGCGGATATACTCTACTAACATCAGGGAACCTATCGCAACAACTTGCAGACGCTGGTGTAGCATTACTTGAAAGAACAGTCACAGTAGGCGTTGACACAGCAAACGGTCAAGCAACTGGTGTGTTTTATATTGACGGAGTAGAAAAACCTCAGTTAAATTTAGTTAGAGGATATACGTATCTATTTGATCAATCTGACGAAACAAATAATTCATATGCTAATTTATGGCATCCGTTAATGTTTGCAACTACGCCTAATGGCGATCTAATTGAAGGTGGCGCACATTACAATCCAGGTATAGTTTATTTACTAGACGACGATCCTGTATCAATGAGATACTACACAGATAATTTTCAACGTGCAACAACAAAAAAAGTTTTATTTACTGTTAAAAGTAGTGCACCAGACACACTATATTATTGGTGTCATTTTCATACAAATCAAGGTAATAGTATTGCAGTAGCAGATCCTGGTACAGGCTCAGGCAGTGGTGGAGGAGCAAGTGTTGATATAAGTGATACGCCGCCAGGGTCACCTAGTGAAGGAAGCATTTGGTTCGATAGTGCGACTGGATCATTATTTGTTTACATTACTGATACTGACAGTAGTCAATGGGTACAACCAACTGCTCCTGTACCAGATTTTAGTACATTTAGTAGTGTACAAATTACAGGCGGCGCCCAAAGTATAGATGCATCTACAAAATCAGATACACTAAACTTTACAGCTGGCACAAATATTACAATGACTATCGACGAAGCCAGTAATACACTAACTATTAATAGCACAGGCGGCGGTGGAGGCGGTGGTGGATCATATGACCAAAGTCTGAATACATCAGATAGCGTAACTTTTGCAAGTCTTACAACACCTAGTTTTACTAATAGCGGAGCAGGCGGAGCAGTATTTGATAGTGCTTCAACTATTACATTAGATGCACCGGACGGAATATTATTAGAAAACATATCAAAACAATCTGAAATATTATCGTCGTTGACTGGAGCAACTGGAGTTGTTGCACACGACTTTGCTACAAATGCAATATTTGATCATACTTCTATTGCAGCAAACTTTACAGCAAATATAACTAATGTACCAACGACTTCTGATAGAGCGTTAAACGTTGTTCTTGTATTACGTCAAGGTGCAACACCGTATGTGCCAAATGCAGTACAAATTGACGGAGTAGCCCAAACAATAAATTGGGTTGAAACTCTTGCACCTACAGGAAACGCAAATTCAATAGACGTAATTACGTTCTCTTTATTAAGAGTAGGTACAACATGGACTGTGTTAGGTGGTTATACAAACTATGGATAACAGCCAATGCCTCGTTTAGGATCTTTAACTAGTAACATATTTTTTAGTAGTCCGCAATCGGAATTTAAGTTTATCAAACAAATTGATAACCCTAATGCGTACGATGTAAAACAGGATGACTATTTTGCAAACAGTGTTGCTGTTAATAATAGTTACGTTGTTATTGGTAGTATTGAAAGTGATGCGGCAGCTTCACAAAACGGTAAAGTTTATGTGTTTAATAGTGCAGGCTTAATACAATATACTATTGATAATCCTAGTACTACTGCACCTCCGGGTTTAGGAGAAGGCGACCAATTTGGTACAGCAGTTGCATGTTCTGACAGCTATATTATTGCAGGTGCAGAAAGAGAAGATATTGGTGCAGATACAGATACAGGTGCAGCTTATATATTTGACATTACAGATGGCAGTTTGCTTTTTACACTTGCAAATCCAAATCCTACAACAACTGAAGTTAATCCAAACGGTGATGCATTCGGTAGTAGTGTAGCTATATCTGAAAACTATGCGGCAGTTGCAGCTCCACGTGAAGATGAAGTTGGCATAGGTGACGATACTGGTTGGATTTATATATTTGATACTAGTGACGGTAGTTTGTTACATTCTATCAAAAACCCAAACATTGATGCAGAAGATGAATATCCTGGAGATCAATTAGGCGGCAATGTACAAACACTTGCAATGAATGATACATATACAGTCGTCGGAAGTTGGAGAGAAAATACAGCTGGTGCAACAGGCGGCGGTGATAGTGGTGCAATACATATTATAACAAACGCTACAGGAGCAGTACAAACAATTTTAAATCCTAATCCAAACGGACCAGCTATTGGAACTGATAACTTTGACCAGTTTGGATATAGTGTTGACATAAGTGGAAACTATATTATAGTAGGAGCACCAGGAGAAGATATTGACGGAACAAATAGTGGTAATGCATTTATATATGAGTTATCTGGAGGATCTTGGACACTATTAAGAAGACTATCAAATCCAAATGCATATAGTACTGTAAATAACGATTACTTTGGTTCAGAAGTTGCTATTAATAATAGTTACTGTGCAGTAACCGCACAAGACGAAGATACAGCAGCTGGTCAGTCTAGCGGAGTTGTTTACATTTTTAGTATGTCAGACGGATCACTTATAAAAACTCTGGACAATCCAAATGCATTTGGCAATGTAGATAATGATAAATTTGGTGATGTAATGAGTATGAATAGTACTAGATTGTGTGTCGGTGTAAAAACTGAAGATGACGTAGGTGCTGACAACAGTGGTGTTGCATATTTGTATAAGGTATAAGTATTATAATGAGTAACGAAAGAGAATATATTGTTGTTGTAAATAGAGGCGTAGATCTAGCCGAGTTTGACAACGAAATGGCTACTGAATACGGCGATAGTTCTGCTATACCTAGTAGAGCTATTGAAGTTGCAAATGCTAGACCCGGCAGTAAAAGAATGACTCATTGGATGCTTACTGATGAAGAAGCACAAGAATTATTAAGCGACGAAAGAGTATTAAGTGTAGAAATACCACCTGATCAAAGAAACGATATTCAAATTGGAATTAAAGCAACACAAACTTCTGATTTTACTAAACCTACTGTACTAGAAACAGATAAAGTAAATTGGGGATTAAGACGTTGTATAGAAGCTACTAATGTATACAGTGATGGTGCAACAGCATCTAACCAATATCCATATGCATTAGATGGTACCGGAGTTGACATTGTAATTCAAGACAGTGGACTACAAGTTGATCATCCAGAATTTATAGACGGAGGAGCAGCAGTTGATCCAGAATATAATAACGGTGCAATTATTAATGTTGTCGGAGACGGTAGTGATTTCTTCAAACGTGAAGTTACTGTAAATGGTGTAAGAATAATGGGTGCTGGCACAGTAGGTGGCCAAACAGCAGTACCAGATGCGTGGCTAGAAAAAGTCGGACGTATGTTTGAACTTTTTACAGATCCAAATGGCGCCGGAATAAACGGATCAGCACAACGAGCATTAATACAAAATCTAAGTGGTGACACAGGAACATATCATGCAGGGGTACCAACAATACAAAGAGTAGCAAGAGGTGCTGGCTCAGACTATAGCACAAATTTTTTAACAGATGCTGGCATTATATTTTGGAATCTAACAGACTTGTTTGATAATACTGTTCAAAACGATATGGTGTGGTATTTAAATTCAACTGGTGATGGTTATGGTGATGGTGATATAGATGCACAGGAAGTTATCGAACACGTATTCCATACATTACATATGCATGGGTTAGATGCACAAACATTAAAAATGTATCCTTTTATAAGTGCTGACTGGGCAACTGGTCCTTTGTATAATGCAATGGTAGAAGCGTATGACGCAGGCATGTGGGATCCATCAGGCTACGAGCCAAGTCCGGGTGCTTTTAAAACTAGTGGAGATGCATTTGAAGTAGCAGCTAAGGAATACTTGTATCTACTAAATTTTTGTATGTTTGAATACACAAGTTTATGGGAAGGTGGAAGTCTTAGTCCTGAATGGAGCGATAGTATGCGTACTCCGGCAGGTATACAATCTAATAATCCGTTAGGTTACGCATTACACAATTCATATATTGCTCCTGTTATTAGTAAGCCTTCGTTAACAACAATTAGAAGTATATTCCAAGACGGGAATACACCAGCACAAGACAATCCGAGTTTAGCAGGTGCATCAGGCTATGTTGTTTCTTCAAGTGGAGGAACATCTCGTGTACAACAAATTGATTGGTATACAGAGAGCGGATTGTCAGGTACACAAAACGTAAATCATTATAGAGATTTTGATGGTCACGGTACACACTGTGCAGGTATTGCAGCTGGCAAAACATACGGCTGGGCTAAAAAGGCACATATATATTCTCAAAAGTTAGCAGGACTAGAAGCACCATCAGACCCTAATTCAGGCATTCCTATTTCAGATGCATTTGATGCTATCAGATTATGGCATGCAGCAAAAACAAATGGAAGACCAACCATAGTCAACATGAGTTGGGGATACAGTGCTACTATAGGTGGCAGTCCTACAAGTGGAAATTATAGAGGATCTGCTTGGACTTGGGGAGTTGATTATGTAGCTAATCTTGCTCTTTGGCAAGCTACTGGAATAGTAGTTCCAGTAAATGGTGAAAATAGAATTATTCCTGCTAGAGTTCCTTCAGTTGATGCTGAAATCGAAGATATGATCGATGCAGGAATACATGTAGTAATTGCTGCAGGCAACGATTATTATAAAGGAGATGTTGTAGGAGGTGTCGACTACGATAATAATGTAGTATACGGAGCAACCACTTACTATTATCATAGAGGTTCTAGTCCACATAGTGACGAAGCTATTATAGTAGGCAATTCAGATTCAACAACACAACAAAGCGGAGCAACCTTTTTAGATAAAACTAGTAATAGTTCTAGTAGAGGTCCAAGATTAACTTGTTATGCGCCAGGAACAAATATAATAAGTACATGTAGTACAACATCAATATACACCACAGGTGATTATACTCCAAATACAAGTTATAAAATAGCACTAATTAATGGAACTAGTATGGCAGCACCGCAAGTAGCAGGTGTAATGGCACAGTATCTTACAGTACAGCCAACACTATCTCCTAAGGGTGTAAAAGATAAAATTTTAAGTGAATCAAAGCCAACATTATTTTCAACAGGCTCAGATTCCGATTATACAGAATTTGGAACATCGTTATTAGGGGCACCTAATAAATTTTTATATAGTAAATACGGTAGACAACCGTATAATATATCAGGCGGAGTTACAATTTCAAAATCGTAATATGAATAAATATTAGTAGAGGTTTATTATGGCATTAAATTTTCCGGCATCACCGGTACTAGACGATACATTTACAGACGGCACTACCACTTGGAAATGGAATGGTACAGCATGGCTAGTCGACAGCGGAGCTGTAGCAGCAGCCAATGTTGATCAATTTAAAACAGTAGCAGGCGATACAGGATCAACTACAGCAAATAGTCCAACAGACACACTTACTATTGCTGGTGGTACAAATATGTCAAGTGCAGTAACAGGAGATATTGTTACTTTAAATATGACTGGAACACTAGGTGATCCAGATCAAAATGTATTTGTAACAATTAATAGTGATGCTGGCAATGTTACAGCTGACAGCACAACTGATGCAATTACTTTTGCAGGTGCAGGAAATGTAAGCACAGGAATATCAGGTAAAACATTAACTATAACAGGGGCTACTCCTAGTCTAAGTATTGACGATTTAACTGATGTTGATACAACTAATACAACTCCTGTAGCAGGTAATGTATTAAAATGGGACGGCGCTAAATGGTCACCTGGTACTGACGCTACAACAGGTGGTGCAGGAACAGATGCAGACACATTAGATGGCCAAGATAGTATCTATTTCTTAAACTATAATAACTTACAAAACACACCAACTATTCCAGCAGACGTAAGTGACTTAACAGACACTACAACTTTATTATTTGACGGTGTGTTTAGTAGTTTAACAAGTAGACCAACTACTATAGCAGGATATGGAATAACCGATGCAGTAGTAGACTTTGCCGATTTAGGTACAAAACCAACTACTATAGCAGGGTATGGAATAACTGATGCTGTTGTAAACTTTGCAGACTTAGGTGCAAAGCCGACTACTATTGCTGGTTATGGAATAACCGATGCATTAGATACTAGTTCTACTTTAGCAAGTTTAGCAAACGTAGATGCAACTGCTCCGGCAACAGGCCAAGCACTTGTATGGGACGGCGATTCATGGGGTCCAGACACAGTAAGCGGTGGCGGCGGAGATCCAGATCAAAACTTATGGTATCAATTTAACGGTGATGCAGGTTCACTTACTGCAAATAGTATAACAGATACTATGACTATTGCAGGTGGAACAAACATATCAACAAGTGCATCAAACGATACTATTACAATTAACTTTACAGGTACATTGGGCGTAACACGTTATGACAACTTAGAAGAAGTTGGCAGAACTGGTAGAACTATTGATAAAAGTTATATGCCTGCTATGGCAATGATTAGAATGAATAATGTAGGTAATACTGCATATAGTGTTGACAGCCATGGATATAGTGGAAACAATCCTACGTTATATGCTATTGGTGGTATGACTATTGCGTTTGATCTAGACGGCATTGGCGGACATCCATTTGAAATACAAGATGGTACTGGAACCGCATACTCAACAGGCCTTGTACACGTTGATGTTATTGGTAATGTAAGTACAGGAGCAAGTGCTAACGGAAAAGATGCCGGGACATTATATTGGGAAGTGCCAGAAACTATTTCGGGTAACTATAGATATCAATGTACACTGCATGCATCTATGGTTGGTGCTATAACCGTTAAACGTATATCAGTAATTTAAAGATAATTTTTTCATCAAATCTAAAAGTTGTGTTCTAGTACGATTCAAAGTAAATCTTGTATCTTTCAAACTTTTAGGATCAATAGTTGCACCTAAGTTTAAATCATGTCCAATATCTATCTGATCTGCATTAGTTGTCCAATCATTGTATAACTCTTGCATTCGTCCTTTGTATTCTTCAGGACAATTATTTAATGCCAAAGTAAAACGTTCTAGATCTTTTTTAAACTTCGTAGATTCTTTTAACTTTGGAAACATTATATACCTTCAGGTTTAAGTATTATACATTTATCATTTTCAAACGTACCATTGTTAACTTCAGTAATACTAGTTTCTCCACTCAGTGCTTCGATACTAACAGGTTGATGAGGGGGAACATGATATGTTTGGCCTTCGTTTAAAATTGCTTCGTATAGCTGACCTTTATTAGTATCTATCCAGCGCAGCTTTATATTACCACTATTAACAAACCAAGTGCGTTCTTGTTTCTTTGTAAATGCAAACGGAGTTTTGCCTGGTTGAGTAAACACTAGCATTTTTGCACCATAGTTTTCAGCACTTGCCCATACTAACTCGTATCCCCATTCTGTTTTTTGTGATGTACTTTGTAAATTTTCCATAAGTTAATCCATTAAATCTATAACTCGAAATACTGTTTCAAGTTTGCGTTGATTAGTTTTATTGTTAAGTGTATTCTTTAATCCGTTGTGTAAAGGTTTTGGCCATTGTCCAAAACTTACCCAAGCATAACCATCGTGTTCGTGATTTAACTTAGGTAAAAATTCTTCAGTAACAACACAAAGATATGTATGGAATAAGAAATTAGTATCATTACTTACAAATGTTTCTAAAGGCATTGTTTTTTTAATTTCAGTAGTACCAATTTCTTCAAAGATTTCTCTCTTTAAACCTTCCCATGGTGTTTCAGCTTTTTCGTTGGTGCCGCCTACTAATCCCCATAGGTTTCCTGTACGTCCTTGAACTCTATGTAGAAATAAGAAGCGTTTGGTGTTTTGAGCATAGAACAACGCTCCACTGCATACAGTAATATTATCTTTCATACTAATAGTTATTTTAAAATGCTAGGCGCCAGGTGCCGTTTTGGTATTCGCCGTCATATGCTAGTAACCATTCATCATTTTCGTACTTATATTGCTTACTTGTATTAAGATTAGTTGTATAAACAACAGTACTGTCGTCTGTACTAGCATCAAATACAATATGCCATTTTGTGCCATCCCATTCAATGATATCGTTGACATTAGCAATAAAATCTGAACCATCATTATTCTTCCAAGCATCAGGGCCATCATATCCAGCATCACCTACTTTGGCGCTAGTGTTAATACTGTCTAGTATTAATATACGCGGGTTTCCTGACTTTAACGAAGTCGGATTTGTTTTATAAGGATTAATAATATAATCTATTTTGTTTCTATCACCATTTGGTCCATGCATGATTGTATCTGCAGGAAAACTATCAGCGTCCCATGAAATAGTTAATTCGTATTCATCTAGTGGATTTATAACTACAGTACCTACTAGTTCGTTAGCAATGTCTGTACGTCTTAAACGTAATTCAGTAACTCCGCTGTTAAAATTAAACGGCATATCACTAATATAACCAGTCCATGTTTCTGCTCCAACAACACCTTTGTTAATTAATTTAGCAGTATTTCCAATTACTAATAATCCGTAATTGTCATGTCCTGTTGTTACTAAAGAATCTACATCAGTCTTTAATATACCTTCGCTTGTAATCTGCTCTTCAATTTCGCCCGTACCAGTAACTGCGATTCTAGTTGTTACATCACTTTGTGGAACTGGTGCATCGTCGTATGCTTGAGTAATAGGTCTTGCAAGATCTAAATCAATAGTGCCTTTGGTTTCATTAAAAATACTTTGTACTACCTGTGTAATAACACCTAAGCGTTTTACTTTAACAGGTGGACTAATATAAATCGGAGTGTTAAAAGTCATTGTTGCTACATCTATTTCACTGTCAACTCCGACTGGAACACTTCTACTACTAAAAGTTAAGTTTTCTAAATTAACTACACTTAAACTTGTCCAATCAATATAGTTGTCTGTAGTTTGTATTTCTAAACTAGGATTAAACAACATTAATATTTGTTCTAATATTTGTAATTTTTGATCGGTATTTGAACTCCAGATATCCACATTAACTGTAAGGGTATAAGGTGTAGGCATTAGTCTTTCAACTGTATAGTTCTTGCCTTCTTTGTTTAAATATTCGTTACCATTAGCATCATACGCTTGTTCACGTATGTTAACTTTGTTAATATAACTTGAATCAGCAAGTCTTGCTGTATCCATTGCAAGTCCAGTAATATAAACAGCCATGCGTGGAGCACTTGGTATTTTATTTTCACTGTTGTCACGTATAATGTTTGCAACCTGACGTGTTAGATCTCCGTACATAACCGGTATTTGTGTAAGATTTCCTTTGCCGTCTTTGTAACTAAAGTTACTCATAAGACGAACCATTTGGGTTATGTAGCGTCTTATCTGTCCGTCATAAAAGTGTTGCATTAGTTGTTTTCCGTACTTGGTGTTACAGTTACAGCATTTCTATAGAAAAATGATTTAGGTGAAATCGCAATACGCAAAGGCCCGTCAACTTTTTGTTTAGGTTGCTGTGGCCCAACTGTTGTGATGTGTTCCCGTGCATTTACAGCATCAATTGTTATTTCCTTCATACTATTCCAGTCATACAGTGTTTTTGGCCAACCTTCAGCATGCTCATATCCATACTCGTCTTTTTTAGGATTTTTAGTGTTTATTATTACATCAATACCAATTTCGTCTTTGATGTCATTAATTTTAAATTGTTTACCGCCTATGGTATACTCAAATGATACGCCTGTAGGGAATTTAGGATCAACTGATCTTTCTAAGTAGTGTTTTTCTCCTAAATCATAATTAGGATTTTGTTCTAATCCTTTCCAAATGCTTTTTTCCATAGTATTCATAATCAGTCTATGTAAATTTAAGACATTTTTCATAGCTTCTTTTTCTACATCACTTGCTTCAAAACTATCTTTGTCTTTGCCATCTTTTGAGTTTGATGCTTTAGATACCGAATCAATTTTATCAGCTTCTGAATCACCAACTATTCCCCAACTTTTGTATGTTTCTTGAGGCTTTGCTTTTTTAGCTGATGCTTGTACTTTAGCATCAAAGTTGGGCATAGTAGTTAACGACTTTGGTACATTTCTTATGGTAATTTTTTTACCACTTGCAAATGTAACAGCAATAATTACTTTCTCACCTGATTCTACTACCACAGTTTTTAAATCATTCCATCTCATTGTAAATCCTCCCAGTCAAATTCTTCAACATCCCCTGGTGTATCATCTGTTTGTGGAGAGTTGGATTTAGGTTTTTTTAAATCTTCTGCTTCTTTTTCAGCAGCTATACGCTTGGCTTCTTTTTCAGCTTCTATTCTTTCTTTTTCTAGTTTGTCAGCTGCAATACGAGCTTCTTCAGCTTCTTTTTCTAACTTATCAAGTTCTGCTTGCTGACGTTCTTGTTCAGCTTTTGCATCAGCTGCGTCTTTTAATCTCTTAGCTTCTGCTGCGTTCTTTTCAGCTTCGATAGCATCAAGTCGTTTTTTCTCTTCTGCATCTGCAATACGTTTAGCTTCTGCAGCTGCATCGGCTTTTTCTTTAGCTTCTTTTGCTGCCTTTTCGTCTGCAATACGTTTGGCTTCTTCAGCTTCCTTGTCAGCTTTTTCTTGTGCAATTCTATTTTGTTCTTTTGCTTCTGCAGCATCTAAAGCAGATTGAATATCTGTTCTAAACTTTGGTCCAATTGCTTTTGCAAATCCTGGATTTCCGTCTAGGAATGCTAAAGCACCTTCCAAGTCATTGTTGTCTAGGAAATTTCCAAATGTGGCCATTTCAGTACCAAACTTATCATTAATTGTTTGTCCACCTTTAACATCTGTACCGCCGTTATTATCTGTACCGCCGTTATTATCTGTACCTTTTTTATTTCCACCAATTACGCCGTTATTATCTGTACCTTTTTTATTTCCACCAATTACGCCGTTATTATCTGTACCTTTTTTATTTCCACCAATTACGCCGTTATTATCTGTACCTTTTTTATTTCCACCAATTACGCCATCACCGTCTCCGAATCCAAAATCTGCTTGTCCAGCGGCTAGCCAACATTTCTTAATTTTAGCGGCTACTGCCGGATCTGGAAATTGTTGTAAATATCTTTTTATATTGTGTTCTAATCTTTTCCAGCTATCTCCGTAAAACATTTTAAATGAGTCAGCATCCATATCTTTTTGCTTCTTTTTTAACCTGACAATACCTGCACATAGTTCATCACCGGGTTTAAAATTTTCTACTATCTTTAAATCTTTATATCTCATTATTCATCTGCCTTTGGTCTAAGTGCTTTTGACAAACTCTGTCTTTCTTCAACTGTTTCACCTGCAATAGTATTTGTTGTAGTATTGTTTACAAAAGTACCTTTTTGATGTGTGCGTGTGTTTGTACCAGTTAGTGTCATGCGTACATTGTCTTCTTGTTTAACCCAACGAGTACCGTCAAATCTAAATAGTCTATTTGGCGAAAAGTCTGTACGCAAGAAGAAATCACCAGTTGTAGTATTAGATGGAAATGATATACCGTGTCCAAATGCTTCGCCGTTAGTTGGTATTCCGTCACCTAATAAATATCCGTTGTATCCTGACTTAACAGGACTTTGCATAGTATCGGGTATATTGTCCCCGTCTGTGTCTACTAATTCTGTATTGCCATTTTTGTCAAGTTGCAAACTATAGTAATGGCTAGTGTCATATCCTGCCTTAGGTGCATCAGCTTCTGCTTGGGCAACTACAGCATTATTAATTTGCATTTCTTTATCATATGTACTAAGCAAACTACGTAGTGTGTCTCCACCTGTAGCACCTTCTTCTGCAGGTAAGTCGAGTATTTCTTTAAATTCTTGGCTATCTACTATTTGTTTTAATTTTAATCTATATAAATGCGGATACCAAGTTTGTGAAAAACCTTCTGCAGCTCTGTTTACATCTTCTACAACATAAAAGCGTTTAAGAGCAAATGATAAATCATTTAGTGCATATTCGTCTTTTAAATGTGGTAATTCAACTACATCACCTGCCATTACTTTTCTGCCAAGAGTTTTTACACTACTATTAATATGTATTGTTAAAAATAGTGTATCATTACTTAAAAATAAACCAAATTGGCTAAGGTTAAAATCAATATCTTGCACATTATAAATGCCACGCATTGTATAAACATCGGGATCGTACTTACGATCTCTATTTTCAAGAAATAATAAATCTTGTATATTAGTTTCTTTAACAGCATCGTATTGTGGCTGATCAGCAGTTGCATCTGCATCACTAGGATTTTCAGCACCTAGGAACTTGTGGATATTAATATCCGTGCCACCAACCGTGAACATTTCATAGACTTGCTTGTCTATAAAACTATAATCATTACCGCGTTGTGGCTTGTATAAACTTAATCTTGGCATATACATATTTATCGTTAGTAAGCCAATACGATAAATACTATTGGAGACTTAAACTATGGCAATACAAAAGCAAGAAATATTTGATTACGTACACGCAATGCTAGGTGGAGGCATGGTCGATGTTGAGCTCGATCCTATTCACTACGAAACAGCATTAAAAAAAGCACTCACACGTTTTAGACAACGTAGCGACAATAGTGTAGAAGAGTCGTATTTCTTTATGCCAACTGTTATAGATCAAAATGAGTATACATTACCAAACGAAATAGTAGAAGTTAGAAAACTGTTCCGTAGAAGTGTTGGTGCTAGATCAGGTGGAGGTGACGGTGGAAGTATATTTGAACCTTTTAACTTAGCCTACACAAACGCATATTTACTATCAAGTTCTAATATGGGCGGATTAGCTACATATGATATGTTTAGTCAATACCAAGAACTAGTAGGAAGAATGTTTGGATCATTTATAGAATTTAAATGGAACACACAGACTAAAAAATTAACACTATTACAACGTCCGCGAGCTGAAGAAACACTACTATTATACTGTTACAATTATCGTCCAGACGATCAACTAATGAATGATTATCTAACTCAACAATGGATCAAAGATTATACATTAGCAGCCTGTAAATATATGTTAGGAGAAGCAAGAGAAAAATTTGCTACTATTGCTGGACCACAAGGTGGAACAAGTTTAAACGGTCAAAGTTTAAAAGCAGAAGCGCAAAGCGAAATGGATAAACTTGAAGAAGAAGTTAAAACACAAGTTGCTGGTGGTGCAGGATACAGTTTCCTAATAGGCTAAAACACTTCGAAGTTAACGCTAACGATTTAGGTTCCTTGTAAATACATATGTAACAAGGAGGTCCCACAATGTGCAGTCCATTTGTACGTAAAGAAGCCAACAGACTCAACTGGTTAGTCAAAGGCAAACTAATTGACATATCCGAATCAGACGCTACTGTCGAACAATTATACGATTCATATTTTAAAAGACTTTGGGGTAATAACGAGAGAATGGAATACGGCTCTGTAGGATTTGAAGCCGCATACAAAGCTCGCGAAGCCGAAATATTATCTGAAGAAATAGAATCAGTTGCCAAATTAGGATACGATTAACGGTTGACAACGCATAAAATATATCATATAATAGTAACATTAACTTAGGAAATTATTATGATTATTGGTATTTGTGGTCTAATTGGATCAGGTAAAGGTACAGCCGCTGATATACTTGTTGAACAACACGGGTTTACTAAAATCTCTTTTGCAGATAAACTTAAAGACGGTGTTGCTACTGTGTTTGGTTGGGATCGAGAGATGTTAGAAGGCGACTCGTCAGAGTCAAGAGAATGGCGAGAAACTCAAGACGAGTTTTGGACAAAAGAAACTAAACGCACAGTAACTCCAAGGTTAGTATTACAAGAGTTTGGTACAGATTGTATGCGTAACGGATTCTTTGATGGTATATGGGTTAGTTTAGTAAAGCAACAATTAATAGAAAATCCTAAGAAAAATTTTGTAATTCCAGATGTACGATTTCCTAATGAAGCAAAAATGATTACAAAACTAAATGGTAAGGTATGGAGAGTACGTAGGGGAGCAGATCCAGTTTGGTTTCGTATGTATCAAGATATAGGAGTAGAACCTAAAGATGTACATAAGTCAGAATGGGCTTGGGCTAATATAAATTTTGATTCTGTAATAGATAATCACGGTACATTAGAACAACTTAAAAGTCAGGTACAAGATCGCCTTGTTTCCAACGAACTCCTTGCTTCTGCATAATTCTTTGGCAGTTTGCACATATAGTTTTTAGATTAGTTGGGCTACAATTTTTTAAATTTCCGTCAATATGGAACACATTAAATTGTTCTAAGTGTTTACTAGTATAACCGCACTTTTCGCAAATATTCTTTTTCTCGTAACCTCGTTGTTTCCATAATGGTACACCATGATTAACACCGTTACGTAAGCAACGCTCGCATAGCTTTCTATAATAGACTTTTTTGCCTTTTTTATAATTTATAGCTGCAGGACGTTGTCCGCATTTGCACAATGGTCGCATATTGTATTTACCTCACCTTTTTGATACCTTTTCTGGTACTATTATACCTATCTTTTTCTGTGTAACTGCTAAATACTATTAATAACAGTCCAATAGGAGAAACGAAATGGCATTGACATCACCAGGAGTACAGGTCAGCGTAATAGACGAAAGTTTTTACACACCAGCTGAGCCAGGTACCGTACCAATGATTTTTGTTGCTTCTGCTAGTAATAAAACTAATGCAGCAGGAACAGGAACAGCTCAAGGTACATTAAAAGCAAACGCAGGTAAACCATACTTGCTAACTTCACAAAGAGATTTAGCTGATACATTTGGAGATCCAACTTTCCAAGTAGATAGCAGTAATAACCCAGTACACGGCGGCGAGTTAAACGAATACGGATTACAAGCAGCTTATTCATTATTAGGTGTAAGCAACAGAGCATACGTTGTACGTGCTGATATTGATTTAGGTGAACTAAGTCCAACAGCAACAGCACCAGCGGCTAATCCGTTAGCTGGAACATATTGGTTTGATACACAAGATTCATTATTTGGATTACAACAGTGGAATGCAAACGCAGTTAATACTGCAGGCGGACAAACTTTTTCAAATAAAGTTCCTACAGTTATTTCAAAACCAGCTGACGTTGTAGACTACGATGGTGCAGATTATACTCCAAAAGCATCAATTGGTGCAATAGGCGATTATGCAGTTGTAGCAGTTACAACACTTAATAAAATTTGGTACAAAAATGCAAGCGGTTCTTGGGTAGAACTAGGCAGTGATAATTGGACTAAGAGCTGGCCAACAGTAAAAGGCACAGTTGCTAATCCAACTTTAGGATCACCTGCAGCAGACATTGAAATTAATAGTACTGCAATTAGTGTTGGCGCAAATACAATTACTGATGTTAAAAATAACATTAATGGTGCATTAATTCCTGGCATTACAGCAAACGTTGTAGACGGGTTTTTAGAAATTTACAGTGACGGTACAAGTTCAGGTGCTTCTGATAGTACACTAGGCGGTCCAGTTGTTATCGGAGGTGATGCTGATAAACTTACTGCACTAGGACTTACAGCAGGAACATACAACCCACCAGCATTACAAATTTCAGCACATACTAGTGTGCCAGAATTTAAATCAGGTGATACAACACCAAGACCTACAGGTAGTGTATGGTTAAAAACTACAACTCCAAATGCAGGTGCAAAACTTGTTACTAAACTTTGGAATACAGAAACACTACTATGGGACACAAAAACAACTCCAATGTACGACAATAATGCATCAGCATTATATGGATTAGATAGTACAGGTGGCGGAGCTAATTTAGCAATTGGCGATCTTTTTGCAAAAACAAATGTTGCAAATGACGCACAGCCATTAGGTACATTTACAATTTATCGTAGACAGTCAACAGGTGCTACTCAAGTTAAGAGTGCAGCAATTACAGCAGTTTCCCCAGGAGCAGGCGGACCATTTACATTTACTATGTCGTCTAGCAACAAAGGTAGCGCAACAATGTCAGCACCAGTTACAGTTACAGTAACTACTACTGCTGGATCAACAGCAGATGCAGACACAATTGCAAGTGCAATTACAGCAGCAGGTGTTGCAAACGTAAGTGCAAGTGTAGATGCAGCAAATAAAGTTGTTATTTCACATTCACAAGGCGGCGAAATTAACTTAGTAGATACAAGCGGATTATTAAACACTATTGGGTTTAAGCCGTATGTAGCAACTGATTCATCTTCTACACCAGGATTATCCTTTGTAGATGGAACAACAAATGCTACAAGTCCAAAACAATTTGCAGCTTCAAATTGGCGTGTACTAACATATACTGCAAGTGACAATGCTCCAACATCGTTGGCAGCAGACGGACAGCGTTGGTATAATTCAATTGTAGACGAAGTTGATATTATGTATCATAACGGTACTACATGGGTAGGTTACAATGATGCAACAGCATATCCAAGTGCAGATGATCAAGGACCTATTGTTTCAGCAAGTATGCCAACTGTACAATCAGATGGTAGCGCACTTGTAACAGGCGATCTTTGGGTTAGTACAGCAGACTTAGAAAACTATCCAACAATATACAAATACAACAGTGCATTAAGCGGAACAACTGCTCAGAAATGGGGAGCACCAATCGACACTAGTGATCAAACTACTGAAGACGGTATACTTTTTGATGATGCACGTTACGGAACATCAGGTGGTACAGCAACAGTTGCACCAAGTGGAACAATTGCAGAATTAGTAGCAAGTAACTACTTAGACCCAGATGCTCCAGATCCGGCACTATATCCAAAAGGTATGTTGTTATGGAACCTACGTAGAAGCGGATTTAATGTTAAGCGTTTTGAGCGTAACTACATTGATACTTCAGCAGATAATTTACGTATGGGCGTTGCAGGCGCTGTACCAATGAGCGGTTACTATCCACACAGATGGGTAACTGATTCAGCTAATCAAGCAGACGGTTCAGGTAGCTTTGGACGTAAAGCACAACGTAAAGTAGTTGTACAAGCAATCCAAGCAGTAGTTAATAACAATGATGAAATTAGAGATGATGAATCAAGATTGTTTAACTTAATGGCAACACCAGGTTATCCAGAACTAATTGGCGAAATGATTTCACTTAATAATGACAGAGGCTTAACAGCATTTATCTTAGGTGATAGTCCAATGAGACTAAAACCAGATGCAACTTCATTAAATGAGTGGGGAACAAACGTTAATACAGCAGTAGAAGATAATGACAACGGACTTGTAAGTAGAGATGAATACTTAGGTGTATTTTATCCTGCAGGATTTGCAAGCGACAACTTTGGTAACAATGTTGTAGTTCCAGCTTCACACATGATGCTACGCACAATAGCATTAAGCGATCAAGTAAGTTATCCATGGTTTGCACCAGCAGGTACAAGACGTGGCGGAATTACAAATGCAAGTTCAACAGGTTATATTAATAACGAAGGCGAATTTGTAAGTGTAGCACTTAATGAAGGACAAAGAGACACTTTGTATTCAAACAGTGTGAACCCAATTACGTTTATTACAGGTGCAGGTCTTGTTAACTTTGGACAAAAAACTCGTGCAAGAGGCGCAAGTGCTTTAGATAGAATTAACGTAGCACGTTTGGTTATCTACTTACGTAGTCAACTTAACACACTTGCTAAGCCATATATCTTTGAGCCTAATGATAAAATTACACGTGATGAGATTAAACA